GGGCAACTGCTTGGCTTTATTTTCCGTCTGGGTGTTAAGCAACCCGGACAGATCGACCGCCGCTACATCAAATTCAGTCCTCATCAGAACTTTCCTTTATCGAACGCAAGAGGTCGGATGCGACAAGTTGTGCGGCAGCAAGACCCCGAGCCTGCCCCACAACGTATTGGTACTCAGCAAAATCCTTACAGTTGCCCCGCATCAGGGCATCGGTAAGCAGCCCCTTCTTCTCTTCTAGCTTGGCAAGCATCAGTTCAAGGATTTTCTCGTCCATTATTTACCATCCTTTTTAGGTTTAGCCGTAGCGGGCTTTGGTATGTTTGCTGCCGTTTTGATAGCAAGTGCCTGCTTGACGCGGTGCGCCTCGCGGGTCTGCTCCATCTTGGCATCGTGTGCTGCCGCGCCGTGGCTGTGAGACTGCTGTGCCTGCTGTGCCTGCTGCATTAACTGCAGTGCATGCGCTTCCTGCGCCTGCCTCAACTCCTGCTCGTGGCGCTGTGCTGTCTGCTGTGATGTCTGCTGTGCCTGCTGCACAGCAGACATCTGCTGCTGTTGCTGTGCTTGCATCTCCTGCGCGTGGCGCTGGGCCACCATCTCGGGCGTCTCCTGCGGTGCGGGCTGGCCTTTGGACTCGGCAGCGATCTGTAGCTTGGCGCGCGCAATGGTGAGGTCGCCCGTGACCTTCTTGTCCTTGATTTCCAAGTCCTTGCCCTTGAGCGCCAACTCCTGCTGCTGCATCTGGATGATTGGGTCTTGGGCCTGCTGCTGGGCCTGCTGCTGGGCTTGCGCCTGTTTGTTCATCTGCAGTAGTTGCTGCGCAGCCTTAGCCACCAGCCCGGACAACTGTGCCTCAATCTGTGGGTCTAGTTCAGCATCTGGCTCTGGCAGCGACGCGCCCAACTGCTCTTCCACCTTCTGGCGGTACTGGAATGCCATATGCTCCGAGATGTGGGCCTGTATCGCGAACTGAATCTGCTGCGCCATCGGGTTCTGCCCCATCTGCGCGGCCACGGTCGGGTCTTGCAGCATGGCGTTGTGCACGGCGATGTGCGCGTCGTGGTTCTGTGCGATGAACGCCTTGGTCGGTTTGCCCGTTAGCAGTGACATGTTCTCACTGATAGGGTCGCGTGGTTTCTGTTCTTCATCCAGCGGCACTAGCTTGTCTGCGTTCTTGATTCCTAGCACCTCGATCATCTGGCGGTGCAGGTAGGGCAGGTTGTATATCTGAGGGGCCGACGTGGACAACTGCTGCACCGCTTGGTACTGCATGATGCGCTGACTCATGGTCGCACTGTTCGGGTCGGACACCGGGATGACATCTACCAAATCGTAGTCAGCCTGCTTGGCCTTGCGGTCGCCCTCGGATGGGTCGAAGCTGTACTCCTGCGGCGTGTAGTCGCGGATGATTCCCTTCAGGAGTTTGAACTCCTGCTTCATGGAGTAGTGCACACGCGCCTGCACGGCCGACATGGTTTTCAACTGGCGCTCAAGGATAGCCAGCGTAGTGCCTACTGGGGCGTTAGCCGAGGCGTCTCCCACCTGCATGTCCGCGATGGAACCAAGGCGACGCCCCTCATCCGTGATGCGCTCCAGCAACTGCAGCAGGACGCCGCTTGGCTCCTTGTACGGCAGCGGCAGGATATTGTCACGCAGGTTCCCGTTTGGGATGTCCACGTCGCGGAACTCGCCCGGAGCGATAGGGGTGTCATCCCCCTTGGTACGCATACCACGGGTCTTCATCCCGCCCGGCAGGTTTGATAGCGTTCCTGCGTCAACCAGTTGGCGGATGATGGATGTACCTGCACGCGCGTAGCCGCCAATCACATGGATGAGGCCCATCCCGTAGGCACCAAAGCCGGGGATATAGGTGTACTGCACGAAGTGCTGGCGTTTCTGGAAGGTGTCATCTTCGGGGTCCCAGTTGCGGCGCACCGCCACAACCTCGCCGGAGCCGCGCTCCAGTGTCACCACGTACGGCAGCGCCAGCCGGTCATCGTCATCTTCCGCCGGATCGAATGCGTCTCCACCCGGCAACTCCAGCATGACATGTATTTCTAGGAACTGGTAACGGTCGTCGTCAGTGGTAGAGTAGCCCTCATCCTTGGCCTTCTCTTCCTCAATGTCACTCTTGAAAAACTCCGGTTCACCGAGGTCAACGTCGCGGTAAAACCCCTTGACCTGCATCGACCGCGTCTCGTGCTTGGTCTTGCGCATGAGGTGGGTAACACGCTCTGCCTCGTGGGAACTGGTGCTGCCGTAGGGCATAACCACATCTTCTGCCGGTACGAAAATGGAAGTCTGGCGTTTCTTGTTGGGGTCGTAGTAGACCTTCTTGAACGCCGCGCCGCCAAGGCCGAGGTTGTATAGCATACGCTCGTGCTCGGGGCGATACTCCGTCATCACCTCGGTCAACTGGTAGTTCATGTCATCACGAACGCGCTCTGCCGCTTCCTCCTTCGGCTTGTCAACGGCTCCGATAATCTCAGTCTTAACAGGCCCTGCGGCGGGGAATGTCTCAGTGATGGTATCGGCTTGGAACCGAATGGCCGCTTCAGTTAGGATGGTGGAGTACACCCCGCAGGCACCTGCCCACGGTTCAGTGCGCTCTTCATACTTCATCCCCAGCACTTCCATGCCCCGGACGTACATCTGCACCCATTCCTTGCGCGAGTTCAAGTCCTGCTCGAACGACTCCAGCAAGTCGGAGGATAGCGTCTGCAGGTCCCCCTCGTCCATCGTCTCCGCAAGGTTGGCGTCAAAGTCCTCGTCTTCATCCGGCAGCGCTGCGTCAATGCCCTCTTCGCCCTCTAGTACGATTTCGATACCTTCAGGCCCCACGTCTTGTGGGTAGTCACCTTCCGTCAGGCCCCGCGGGGCCTGCGACAAGGAAGCAGTCATTGAGTTCGATGCCATAGGGTGTCCTAGTAATACGCTTTGCCGCGACGCTTCTCGTACGGCTCGTCTTGATAGTCCGATTTTAGACGGATTAAACCGCCCTTGCGGAACCTAGTCAACGCCTGTGATGCGCAGTCCACCGCTTCGTCGTGCTCGCCATTGGGAAATTCGGCCACTTCATCCACTACCTCGTGCGCCCAGCGCCGGTCGGGAACCCACACCATGCCAGAGGCAAATATGTCAGCCACGGCGTTCAAACGCACCCGTTTATCGTTACCCCGGCTGGGTGAAAACTCGTCCACAGGTACCCCAATGGCCCGCATTTCCTGAATTAGAGGGGCTCCAGCAGCCTTTTTTTCGATGATTACCATGTCCGGCTTCCACTCGGTGTAGTACTCCATCGCGAACTTTTTTAGTTCGGGGAACTCTTTTCGCCCCTTCCAGCAATCCAAAAGGATGATCTGGTCCTGATTTTCCTTCTCATTCCACCAGATTCCCCACGTCTGTACCATCGACGGGTCGGCCGAATCGTTCTTGCCGTGCGCGGTATCCCAGCTTTGGAGGATCAAATCGCAGGGCGGCGGGTCAGCGTCGGGCCATATACGCCACCATTCGCGCTTTATGAGCGCTCCTTCCTCGCTGGTAGGCTCTTGCATGTACTGGGCGGCCCAGAACTGGGGGAACATGCCCGCTTTCTTGGCTAAAAGCTGTTCCACAGGCCACTGCTCAGGCCAAAGCGACTTTTCGTTGAGGATCGCAGGGAACCGTACCTCATTCCACGGTATCGAGTCCTTATTGTTCTCCGCCCACGCCAGCGCGCGCCCGATCGGGTCTTTTTTACCCCACCGGGTACCGATCATGATTATTTTCCCGCTGGGCATCAGGCGCTGTAGGGGTCCGACCTGCATGTATTCCCACGCATCAGCGAACGCTTTGTCAGGATCGGACGCCAGAACGGCCTGCTCCGATACCAAGTCGTCTCCAATAAGTAAATCTGCGCCGTGACCGGCCACGTTGGCTCCAATACCGATGGCCAGATACTTCCCGCCGGCTGTAGTTGACCAGTTTGAGGCCGCCGACTTGTCTTTTGCCACCATCGTGTCTGGAAAAATCTCGCGATAGCGCTCAGAGTCGATCAGGTTCCTGACTTTTCTACCGAAGTCTGCACTGAGGTCTGCAGTATGCGTAATCATCATGATCTGGTGCATGGGAAAATGCCCCAAATACCACGCTACAAACAGGAATGCGATCGTTTCCGACTTGCCGAAGCGCGGCGGCATGGAGCAGGTGAGCCGTAACTCCGTCCCGTCCTTCATGTTGTGCAGCAGCGGCTTCAGGTGTCGGTGGTGCGGTCCCTCTTTGAACCCCGGGTAAACCCTATGACAGAACTTCAGGAAGTCTATCTTGGCACGCGACACCATGCGTAGCTCCTGCCAGCGGTCCAAGTCCGCCAGCATAGCCTCTTGGTCCTTGGCCGACATGCCCGGAAGGGCTGCCAGCAGGAGGTTGATATCCCCTTCGGTGAGTTCGGAGTCGCCGGCCACGTTCGGGTTAAACATCGGCGTTGGGCGTGGGTGGGTGTGGCTCTATGGTTTCGACTTCCTGTACCGATGGCAGCAGCGACTTCAGCTTGGCGCGAAGTCGCTCCTCGATCTCGGAGGCTCCTTCCTGCTTGTGGATGACTTCAGAGCGCTCGGTGAACGCAGCTACCTCCGTGACCTTGCCGATAAGCTCCAGTGAGCGCAGGCGGATGCGCGCGTCATGGTGTTTCGTCTCTTCCAGTAGCTTGGCCACCACGAACCCGCGTAGTTGCTTGGCCTGCTCCACGAACTCCCAGTCGTACTGGGATAGCATGGCCACGTGGTGCTGCACTGCAGCAGGGGTTTTCAGGGCGAGGACTTTGGACTTGTGGTCGGACTCGGATGAGGAGAAGCCCGCGGCGAACGCGGCGCGCGCGAGGGATGTGTCGTTGTGCGTTGGTGGCCGGCGTGAAAGCGGCGTAATGTCATCATCGTCGTCCAAGAAGTTGGACGTGGCCATCTGCGCCCCGATGATCTCAGCAGTGGGCGCGTCCTCAAGGACGGTGAAGTCGGGGTCTACCAGTTGTTCAAACATTTTGCGCTGCCTTTTTTGCTGCCCAGTATGCCTTGCGCGCTGCTGAAACACGTGCACGCCCTTCTGCGGACATTACTGATGGGGCCTGTCTGGCTCTGGCGGCGCGTATTTTTTCAAGCCCCTCGGGGGTGTGTATACCGCGCATGCCTTTTGTTTTGCTCGGACGCCCTTTATTTTCCGCACTTATTTTTGCTTTTGTTTCACTACTCAGAACTTTTCCTGTATTCACTTTGCGCGCTATGTCTGCAAAGCCTGCGGGCATTTTTTTGCCGAGCATTGTTCCCGGCTTTCCGTACCGCGGACTGTTTGCGCCGGTGTTGCGCACTGACATTTTTGCGCGTTCTTCAAGCGATTTTTTAAAGCCGGCGATGTCGTCTCCGCCGTCTGTGTAGTTAACTAGGGGGGCGTAGAGGTCACGGAAGCACGCGATTAAAAACACTTCGTGCTGCAGAGCTTCTCGGTCTGTCTCAAACTCGGCACAGATGTCAACACGGTACCCGTGCTTCGCCACTGTTTTTTTCCAGTGCGGGTTTCGTGCAGTGTTCCACGCTCTGCGCCCGTGTCCTGTACCTATGTAGAAGACTTTGTTGTCGCTGAGCCGCGTGTGCATGTAAGTGTAAAAACGCATGGTTTCCTAAAAGGTTGCCAGATAGTCGTGTTTATACCACACCTCGCGTATTGGGTGGTATACTGGTGGGGCCTCGGAGTTAGTTGTGTTTCGCCGGGGCTAGTTCTCCTTGATGAGGTGATCTTGAAAATCCCGGTCAGAAATGGTCGGGATTTTTTTCGTCTATGCTGCTATAGAATTTATAGCAAAAAAATTTTAGTGTTGTAAAATAACAACAAAATGGGTACCGCGTTCTTGCATGCTACAAAATTGATAGCAAATGCCCTCCGTTTGTTTGGACTCGTGTTGTTACGCCGACGCCAACACATGGCATAGCTTGGGGTATGGGGGTAGGGTGGGTCATCCGCACCCCCGATTCGGGCCGCCGGAACCCCCGATATACCCCCATTTGGTTTAATTAAGGCATCGGTTCAAAGGGGAACATCCTCTACCGATATCAAGGAAACACATCATGACTAAGACAAGCACTCTCCTCTCTATTGACCAGTTCGCATTCAACGTGGGTGCCAACACAAAATCTATTAGAGAGAATTCTCTCCCGTTCCACACTGCGTACGTGAAGGGTAACGATACCCAGCAGCGTGACCTTCGAGTGCGCTGGATGTGCAGTCACATGGCCGGTTCGCTGGGTATCGCCTTGGCTTCCGCCACGCTCATTCGAGACAAGGGCAAGGGCGCCGGTGCTACTAAAGCACACGTTGCCGCTATCGACAAGGCATACAGCGATTTTCGCTACTACGTTGTGCAGAATAAGGTCAAGGCCAAAGCTATTACACGGGACAGCATTGCACTGACTCCGGAGCAACGTGCTGCCATGAAGGCGCTCGATATGTCCTGCGGCACCATTGCTGAGATGAAGGCTATCTTCGCTGCATACGTTGCCAACATGAAGGCCGAGTAAACCGTATATCCCGAATGTACGGTTTAGCCAGAGAGAGCTTTCTCTCTGGTGGTTCAACCAATGCACTATAAGGAAATCTAATGTCAAATGTAAATAAATCAGCTGCGCGTGTGGCTTTGTTGGCGGGTTCGGCACCATCGGGCGCTGTGTCCAAACTTCACTGGCACACGTACTACTACCTCGTGTG